TGTTTGTTGACGGTACTGGTTTTGGAGCGGGAACGTGGGGCGGTGGAACGTGGGGTTCTACTAGTTCTTTAAGTAACTTAAACCAGTTACGCCTTTGGTCACTGGATAGCTTCGGGGAAGACTTGATTGCTTGTCCTAGAGCAGGAGGGATTTATTACTGGGATACGAGTGCAAAAACGTTAGGAACAGACCGCGCTGTTGCATTAACCGCGTTAAGTGGTGCTAATTTAGCGCCAACCAAGGGTCTTCAAGTACTGGTTTCTGATGTAGATCGACACGTTATTGTCTTGGGTGCAGACCCTATTAGTGGGGGATCTCGTTCGGGATCAATAGATCCTCTGTTGGTAGCGTTTTCAGATCAGGAAAATCCGGCTGAATGGGAACCTAAATCCACTAATACTGCAGGATCTTTACGTTGTTCAGCAGGGTCTGAAATTATTGGTGGAATGCGAGCACGTCAGGAAACCTTAATATGGACAGACGTGGCGTTGTACAGTCTTCAGTTTGTAGGTCCTCCGTTGACCTTTGGACTCAACCTAATTAACGAAGGCGTTAGTTTGGTCGGACCAAATGCAATGGTTAACACTCCGGCCGGGGTGTTCTGGATGGACAAAAAAGGGTTTTACACCTATAGCGGTGCGGTAAGTCCAGTCCCTTGTTCCGTTCATTCTTATGTATTTGATAATTTAAACGAAGGACAGGCGTATCAGTTCTTTGGGTTTTTAAACAAACAATTTAATGAAGTTGGTTGGTTTTACTGTTCTACGGATTCTACAACCGTAGATCGTTACGTTACTTACAACTATGTAGAACAGGTGTGGAGTATTGGTCAGCTTTCCCGTACTGCGTGGCTAGATGAAGGGATTGTTGCTTTTCCAAGGGCCGCGGGCGTTTCAAGCTCGACAAACTATTTATACCAGCATGAGACAGGTAACGATGCCGACGGGAGCCCGATGGACGACGTATATATTGAATCCGCAGACTTTGATATAGGTGACGGGGAGCAATTCCAGTTTATTCGCCGCATGATTCCGGACGTTAAATTTACGGGTAGCGGAGGCAGCGACCAACAAATTAACGTGGTACTTAAACAACGTAACTATCCGGGCGATTCATTGAGCACGGACCAGACGACAAGCTTTACCTCTTCTACTACGAAAATTGACATGCGGGGCCGTGCCAGACAGGCGGCTTTGCGGTTTGAATCAGATGATGACGCATCTACTGGTGTAAGAGCGGGTGTCGGTTTTAGAATCGGCGGAACGCGGCTTGATCTACAGCCTAATGGAAGAAGATGAGCAAGCTTTTACAGGGCCGATTACCCTTTGTTGTAGGGGAAAATGTACCCCCTGAAACCTTCAATCGGACTGTACGTTTACTTGAAATAAGTTTAGACTCTTTTGATCCGGATTCTACTCCGCAATTTACGGCCGCGGAACTTGACGAGTTAAAGTTTCAGGCTGGTGATATAATCTGGAACACGACCGTAGAGGCGTTACAGTTGTATACTGGAACGGCTTGGGTCGAACTATCTTCTCCGGCTACATCGGGGTTAAGCGCCACAGGTGGCATAGGAATCGTTCAGGTAATTACTGGCGGTTCAATTGTTGTGACATTATAAAAGAGGCGTATATCAAAGATGGCAGAAGCAGCTTTAAAGTACGACGAATTTGAAGATTTTGATGACATAGAGCCCATTCAAATTCCTGCGGGCGGTATAGCAACCTTTCTGACTGCCCGAGAGGGTATGTTTGCAGACGATGATGAAGATGACATACCTACAGGCGGTATTGCTTCGGTCAAACAGGTAGCAGATCAGCTTGCTGAATACGGACGCCATGAAGACGAGTTCATGGTCCACGCAGCGGAAGGCGAGACAGTCATTCCGATGGAAGTATTCCGTAAAAATCCCATACTAAAAGAGAACATATACCGACAAATGCGCGACATGGGCCTTGAGCCAGAGCGTTATGTCATTGGTAATGAACTAAATTCAATTAACCCAGTTACAGGACAACCTGAGTTTTTCCTCAAGAAAATATTTAAAAAACTGGGCAAATTCCTTAAAAAAGCGGTATCTGTCGTACTACCTATTGTAGGCGCAATCTTCTTAGGGCCTTTAGGGGCTTCATTAGGAAGTGGTATTGCAACTTTAATACAAGGTGGAAACTTAAAAGACGCTTTTAAAGCTGCTGCAATAAGCGGGTTAACGGCGGGTGCAATGAACGCCATTGGTGGCGGAATTTCAGCGGTTAAAGAAGGTGGAAAGTTCTTGGCTGGCGCTAAAGAAGGCGCTTTAGGGTCTGGAGGATTCACTCGAACCTTTGCTGAAGCTACCGCAGCAGGTAAAGCTGCCGGGGTTACTGCGGCGGGAGCCGCTGCCGAAGCCGCTGTTCCAACTGCTGCCGAAAGTTTGGTGAAAGCAGGAGGCCCTGCTTTGGACCCATCTACACTAACCGTAGCTGACGCAAAACAACTAGCCGATATTCAAGCCGCGGGTGTTACTCAAGAAACTTTTAATAAAGCGATTGCAGGTGGTGCCAATATTGACACAATTGCAAAAGCCGCTCCCGAATTAGCTAAAGCACAACAATACGCAACATTGCAAGGTATGGGCGTTGATCAAGCTAAATTTGAGCAATTAGCAGGAGGTCAGGTTTCTCCGACGCCTTCTCAACTACAGCAATCTATGATAACTGAAATGAAAACTGTTGGCGGGTTAACGGATGCCAATCTTCAGTTAGCACAATCGCGAGGACTTTCTGTTGAAGACCTTTACAGTCGTTTTAACCAAGGCGGGTTAGATGCTACTTATACCTTACCGGGTGGTCCGATTGTAAGACAAGAAGGAGAAATGATAAGAGAAATTTTTCCTGATGGCAGGTCTACCGTAACGCATAAAAGCGTATATGGTCAAAAACCAACTAGTGCTGGAGGTGCTGGAGGTGCTGGAGGTGCTGGAGGTGCTGGAGGTGCTACAGCGGCTCCTTTGGATATTCGAGTTGAAAACTTTTTGGAAAGCGGGTCGGTAGACACTCCGGGGATTATGGATAGTCTCAAGAAACTAGGCCCCGGCGGGGACGATTTTGGTGAAGGAATAAGAGATCTTTTTATGCCCGGACGTGGACAAAGAGCCGCGGCAGAAAACATGTTAGTAAAACAGTTTGGTGACGGTGTTCGCAATCTTCCTAAGTTTAGTCAATACGTGGATAAATTGATGGGCGAAGGTCCTAGCTTTATGAGACGGTTCGGCCCCGGAACTATAGCCGCAATGGGCATCGGTAATCTGGTAAGCGGACCCGAAAACCCCGAATCCGTGGACTTTGACAACATTGGTATTTCAGAAGCAATGCGATTGTTAGAAGAAGATCCAGATAAATACCGTTCGTTCCAGAACCTTCAACCTCGCGGCGGGGGCCAATGGTCGCCGTTTGAAATAGCACAGGTTTCTAACCCGAACGTACCGGTTGATTATTTTCAACCCACGGCTAACGTAGCGAGCAACGTATTTGCTAACGTAGCGGGCGGTGGCGGGATGAATGTAAACGACTTTCCTTCCAGGGTAGGCGCTATCTCGGGCCGCGGAACAGAAACGTCGGACGACATTCCGGCGATGCTTTCTGATGGCGAGTTTGTAATGACTGCAGAAGCAGTTCGCGGCGCTGGCAACGGCAACCGACAAAACGGAATGCGAAACATGTATCAAATGATGAACCAATTTGAGGCGATGGCTTAATGGCTACTGAAGAACAGATAACCCGCCAGTACGTCTATGAAGACCCTAGCATAGCGGCGTACAAGTTAGGGCTTTACCAAGACGCACAAAACTATATGAAGCAGATGACGGATGCGGGAGTATTACCTCCAACGCAAGCCGTCGCTGGAATGACCGCAGATCAGCTTGCTGCGGGAAATATATTACGGTCGGGTATTGGCGGTTATGAGCCGTATTTACAAGGTGCTTTGCAGTCTACACAGGCTGGCCAAAAAGCAATAACACAAGGCGCATTACCGGGTATTCAGGAAGCCATGCAGGGAACACGCCTTGGCATGAACACGCTTCGTGATGCTCAAGCCCTAGCAGCCCAAACAAGGGGCGATCCGTATAAATATCGTGACGCTGCAATGACAGGAATTCAAGGAGCAGAGATGCTTGGCAGAAAAGCCGCATCCGATGCTCAATCCAGAATGGGGTTAGGGGCCGAACAAGCTCAACAATTGGCCGGTAACGTTGGCGTTGGTGCTTTAGGCACGGCGCAAGCATTAGGCGGTCAGCTTGGTGCCGCTACGCAAGGTGGTTTGCAAGCCGCTCAACGAGGGGAACGTGGTCTTTTAGGCGCACAGCAGCAATTGGCGGGCGCTTCTGCCCAGTTTGACCCCTCTGCCGCGCAAGGTGGAATCGCTTCGTTTATGGACCCTTATACACAACAGGTCATTGACGCAGAACAAGCTGAAATTGCTCGTTTAGGTGAAAAACAAAAGCAACAGGCACGAGGACAACAAATTCAAGCAGGGGCCTTTGGAGGTTCTAGAGGCGCAATTCAGGAAGCTGAAATTGGCCGAAACGTGTTGGAACAACAAGCACGAACCGGGGCACAACTTAGAAGCCAAGGTTACCAACAGGCCGCGCAACAAGCACAGCAAGCTTTTGAACAATCTAAAGGCAGACAACTGCAGGGTGCGGGAATGTCAGGCCAGTTAGCCGGACAAGGCGCACAACTAGGTATGTCAGCACAGCAACAGGCCGCAAGAAATGCACAAGCCTTGGCTCAAAGCGGACTTTCTGCCCAGCAGTTACGGGGCCAAGTGGGTATGCAAGCCGGTCAAATGGGACAACAAGCCGCCCTTCAAGGTGGTCAGCTTGGTATGTCCGCCGCACAAATGGCGCAACAAGGCGCACAAATGGGCGGTCAGATGGGATTACAATATGGTCAATTAGGTCAGGCGGATGTGGCGCAACTTGCTGCAATGGCCGGGCAACAAGGTCAAATGGCACAAGGCATCGGTTCGTTAGCCGGACAGGCAGGACAGCTTGGCGGTAGACTGGGCGCGTTAGGTCAAGTTCAAGCAGGACTTGGACAACAACATCAACAACAACAGGCATTTGACGCTTCACAACTTATGGGCTACGGCGGTACGCAGCAGCAACAGGCACAAAACGTGCTGAATGCTCAGTACGCTGCCGAACAAGCCGCTTACCAGCAACCAATGCAACAACTTGGATTTATGGCAGATTTGACTAAGGCACTGCCTTCGTCACAAAGCGCCATCTTCCAGCAAAGTTCACCAAGTCCGGGCTTTGGTCAACAGGTAGCGGGTCTGGCAATGGGCGCAGCAGGTTTAGCGAGGGCATTCTAATGATGAGAGAGCACCTACCCCAAGGTCTTGAAAATCTAATTCAAAGCATTGGCGACATGCCAATACCTGAAAACGGAGAAGCGGATATTTCAATTAAAATTCGTGGCGACGACGTGATGAATCGACGGTTGTTTGCTGGCGGCCCTGTTTATCGTCAAGACGGTGGCCCTATGCAAGCTCCTATGGAACCGCCTATGGAACCCCCTATGCAAGCTCCCATGCAGCCGCCTATGCAAGCTCAACCAGATCAAGCCACGCAGATAGAAGAGGTGGAAAGGCAAGCTCAAGCTGAAGGAGAGCAGGTCGGTCTGGATTATTTAGCGCAAACAATGGATGGGATTGACGCGGCTGAAGATGTCGAAGAAATGATTAATGCCATGCGTGGTAACGAGATGCCTATCGAAGCACGGCGCATGGAACTGGCTGACTTTGTCGGTCGAGATGACGCAATGGCAACACCAGAAACCGTACTGGCAATGGTGCAGCCTACTATTATGATGAGTGAAGAAGGGGCCATGAACAGTGGTATTGGCGATCTTATGCGTCAAATGACTGAAGATGTGGACATGGCTACAGAAGGTGGAGCGCCTACTGACATGGGCGAAGGTCTTGGCGGACTGATGATAGCAGCTTCACCGATGCCACAAGAGCCGGTGCAAGGATTTGCCCAAGGCGGTGCCGTAAAAAAGTTCTATAAAGGCGGGGAAGTTGCATATTTAAAAAAGGGAAGCACAGACACCAGTACTGCTGGGGGTAACCTACAAGGATATTTTGACGACTATCTTCCTTTTTTCCAAAACATCATTGGCGATTACGAATCAGACCGGGATAAAGATATAGGTTTAGCGATAGCAAAAGGCGGGTTTCAACTTGCCTCGGGCCGTGGGCCAAAAGGCGAAAACATAGCGGGACAACCTTTTCTTTCTCAATTAGGAACCGTGGGCACTCAATTTGCTGAAGATATTGGCGGCATCCGAAAAGATTACCGTAAACAAGACATGGGCTTACGCACTTTAGCCGCGCAAAGTGCCATTAAAGATGTACAAACGGATAAATCAACGACTGCCGCAATGTCGGCTGCTAATTTGAAATATGTTCGAGATATCCAATTAGAAGCTATTAAACAAAATGCAC